ATACGCCATTTGCCATAGGCCGTATCCTGCGTTATCCTCGGTATCCACGCCGTATCTAAATTCTTTTCTCATAAACGCCGCTTCGTTATCGGGCTTGTCCTGAGCGACAAATTCGGCCTCTTTGTTTTTCTGAAGCACGATAGGCTTGACCGCCCTTGAAGTGTCTAGCAGATACCACGTTTTTTTCTTGGTTAGCTCGTAGCACACGAGGATTTCAACCTCTTTATAGAGAGGATTGCTGGCGCCGTTTGCCTTTTTCTCGGCCAAAAATAGCTCCTTGGCCTTTGCTTTTAGCTCCGGCGGTACTACGATAAGATTTGGCTTTATGCGAAGCGGATTTCCGTTATCCTTGATGAGTCTGCCCATCTCGGCTACCGTTTTTTCATAGTTTTCCTCGGTTAGCTCCAAATTGCTCAAATTTGAAAAACTTTGCCCTTTTACTTGGTGATCGGCGGCGAAAAACTTCTTGCCGTCGTAGCAGTCGCCGTTTGACTCAAGTAGACCAAATACCATAGAGTTGTAGTGCTCCGGTACTGTGGCGGCTAGATCTATTATGCGAGGCTTTACGATGCCTAGGTTGTCGTATTCGATGACGTCGCGTTTGACCTTTATCGATGATTCCCAATCTTTTTTAGAGATGGTGTAGTTCCAAGCCGCAAGCTCGTTTAGCGTTCTATCTCCTACCCATTCTCGCATACTAGGCATATCTGCTAGCCACGAATAATCGACCGTTACGGTATTTGCGTTTATTTCGGTAGCGACTTTCAAATAATCGCTATTTTGCGTATTTAAAGCATCATTAAAGACTGCTTTAAATCCTTTTGAAACTTCCTTCATATAGCTTTCATCAAGTGTTCTTTTTGCCATTTTGGTAACTCCTTAAATTTAAAGTCCAAGCTGTGCTTTGACAGCTGGATCGATGTCAAGTTCATCTTGTTTGTTTTTCTCGATATTTTTGGCTTTTAGCACGCTGGTGGCTTCGCTTTTTGAGACTTCAAGAAAGCTATCAAGCGCATTTGCTTCAAGTGCCATAGCCATTTCTTTACGATTTGGTAAAAGCTCTCCATTTTTGATCGCCATTTCTATGCGCGCTGTTTTTGCGTTGTTTTGTTCGGTCGCGAGTGCATTTTTGAGTGCTTCGATCTCGCTATTTTTTTCATCGATCTGAGCTTGCAAAGCCGCGTTTTTCTCGCTTAGTTCGTTAAATTTGACCGCTAGGTCGTCGTTTTGTGACATGTCTTCTCCTTTGGATTGATTATTTAGTGCTTGATTTAGCAAATTTGGGCGATTAACCAGCCCTATACTGCCAATCCTCACCACCTCTCTTATCCCATTGTCGCGGTAATTGACCTCATACGCCGGGCTCATATACCGATATAGTCTCTTTTCTACCAGCTCTTTGCCAATTTGTGTGAATTCTAAGCTCGCATATATGCCATCACCCCTTGCTTCAAGGCTATTTATGTCAAACCACCCCATAGCCTCGCCATCAAAGTGATCGCGGTCTAGCAAAATATCCACACCTTGGCTTTTGGTATTGGTGACGACAAAATTTGCGTCTATATTAAATACCCGCCCGTCGTAGCCGACTATTTGCTGTCCTGCGGGACTGATCTTGACCTTTTCGTTTGTTTGCGCGGTGTTTAGCTCTAAGCAAATCAAATCTTTGGCAAGCTCCATTTTTGCTCCTTCGTTCGTTTCGGTGCATTTTAGAGCTTTTTAAAATTTAAAACACTCTAAATAGCCCTTATATAGAGTGTTTGAAAAAAATTTTTGCGTTATAGTGTCGGCAAAAACGGAGTGTAAATGAGAGAAGTGGCGAAAGAACTATACATAAAAGGAAAAAGCATAGATGAAATTTGCACGGCACTGGGGATCACGCGACAAACGTTTTATTATCATAAAAAAGCAGACTTTAAAAAAGGTATAGATTGGGACGGACTAAAACTATCAAATTTACGCAGCGAAGATGAGCTCGAAAACAAAGAAGCCCTTTTCGTAAATAGCCTCATTGAAAACTATGAGAAATTTTTGCAAACCGCAGGCGAGCTAAATCCCGAGCATATCGAAGATCTTCATAAATTTGCAAAAGCATATTGGTCTATCAAAGCCCCGCGCCAAATCAACCCCAAAGAAATTGAGCTAAAAACTGCTAAAAAGACCATTCAAACTATCGCAAATTTAGCTCTCTCGCAAAAGCAAAGCGAAGTCACCACGTGGCTTAGCGAAAATGCCGACTTAATAATTTCAAGCGTTCTAAAAAATGAAAAGTAAAAATTTAAGCGTTTTAAGCCATTTTAGCCTTTTAGTTATCAAGGGTATTGCCCCAAATGATTTAAACGAATTTAAAGGGGGTTTAAACGTTTTTAAAAGGGGTTTTATCAAATGGATGTGAAAGAATTAAAGTCCTACTTGAAATCACTGCCAAATATTTTAGACGATCAAGGAGATTTTAGGCGCGAAAAAGCACAAAACGATTTTTATTATTTTGCGACGCAGTATTTCGCGCACCAGCTTGGCATAGAGGGCAAGGCAGGGCTATCAAAATTTAAAGAGAGTAGCAAATTCCGCCTATTTGTATATAACAAGCTTGAAAGAGTGTGTGCGGATAGACGCTGCGTGCTCATAGAAGCTTACAGGGGTGGAGCAAAAACTACGCTCATCACTAGGCTGTATCTACTTTGGCAGCTTCTAAGCGGACGCAAAAACTACGGCATAGTCGTTAGTTCAACCATAGACATCGCAGTTGAGAGCAGCGATACCTTGCGCGTAGAGCTCGAAGAAAACGCAAAGTTAAAAAATGATTTTAAAATTTCAATCGGCGAAAAATGGAAAAGTGAAGAATTTATTTTCTATACCGACAAAAAGCCAAAGAAGCTTAAATTTTTTGGTGCTGGCAAAAAAATAAGGGGTACGAACTTTTTAGGACGCCGTCCTGACATCATCATAGCCGATGATATAGAAAACGATGAGAATGTCGAGAGCCTAGCACAACGTGAGAAGCTTTATAAGTGGTTTAGAAAGGCAGTTTTAAAGCTGCCAAGTAGGTATGACGATAAATTTAACATCATCGTCGTTGGCACGAGGCTTCATCACGACGGGCTTTTAGCACGCATTAAAAAGCTAAGTAGCTTTACTAGCTTTAATTTCCCGCTTGTCGTTAAATTTCCAGACAATATCGACACCCTCAACAAAGACAACATAAAAACAGCAAAGATCATAAATATGAAGCTTGATGATGAAAGCATGGATAAGTGTGCGATTTTGGCTGAGTTTTTTGATGACAAAGAGAGTTTTTATTCTGAATATCAAAACGAGCCTTTAAGCAAGGACGGGGCGATATTTGCTGGGTATAAGACCTATGAAGTGATGCCTGTTTGCGATGCTTATTATATCGGCATTGACCCAGCCATGGGAAAGGCAAGAGGGGATTATTTTGGGCTGGCACTGCTTGGCAAAAAAGACAAACAATACTATCTTGACACCAAAGGCTACAAGATAAAGCCTGATATGATGATAGAAAAGATAGTAAGGCTTTATCTTAAAATTTTAAGCCTTGGTAGGCCTGTAAAGATAGCCATTGAGACGATCGCGTTTCAGGAGTTTTTTAAAGACAAGCTAAAAGATGAATTTGCCAAAAAGGGCATTATTTTAAGTGTTTGCGAGCTAAAAAACTCGGTCACAAAAGAGCTTAGACTTGACGCACTTGCGCCATACATCACAGATGGCACGATAGAGGTAAATTTAGACAACACACTTTTGATAGAAGAGCTTGATACATATCCAAAAGCCCCGCACGATGACTTACTGGATGCTAGCGAAATGGCGTTTCGGATCGCTTCAAGTGTCGCCATAGCAGACTATCGCGCGATCAATAAAATCATTAAGAAAAATAAAAATTTAATCAGATCATTAAAGGATAGATACACGTGAAAAAAATAATCATAAAAAAGAGTGATAAAGCAGATGTGTTAAGTGGCATAAACTACGATCTTGTAAGATCAGCCATCGTTGAAGGCAGCTTTGAAAGCCTTGTGCGGGTATTTGAGTATTTCAAAGCCACAGACGCACAAATAGGCTCAGAGCTTTTCAAGCGCAAGGTCTATGTCAGTGCATTACCGATATTTTTTGAGAGTGAAGATAAAGCGCAAAATGAGTTTATGCTTAAATATCTTGAAAGCATAAAATTTAAAAAATTCCTTTTTGCCTGCACGGCTGCGATCGCTTATGGCTTTGCTCCTTTTATCAAGCAATGGCAAAACACGGACGGCGAAATTTTACCGCAGTTTAGCTTCATCGCACCGACATACTTTAACACTGACCGCGAGGATCGGCTATATCTAAAACAAAGCTTTGAAAAGCTATATGTGGATGAGAATTTAGATTTGTTTTGGCTACATTTTCACCCAACAGATAGCGGCGACATCATCACTCAAAGTCTGATGTATCGAATAGTAACGATCACAGCCCTTAAACACCTTGCCATCTCAAAATATATGAGTTACTTTGACAGCCTATCCGTGCCACCACTTGTGGTGAAATCTGACTCCATAGAAGATGAAAGAAAAAGTAGTGCGCTCATAGAAGCGGCGGTAAATTTACGCGCAAACGGAGTGGGGCTTTTTTCAAAAGATGATATTTTAGAGCTACTTAACGGCAATGTTGATAAATCGACCTTTCTTGAATTCATTAAATATTGCGACGATAGCATATCAAAAAGCATAACAGGACAGGTGCTTGCTGGCAACTCACAAGCAAACGGCACGCAAGCTCTTGGCAAGATACACAATGAAGTAAGACAAGACATCCTACGCTTTGATGCGATGCTGATAGGTGCAAGCATATATGAGCTGATAAATGAAATTTTGGTGTTAAATTTTGCAAACGTCAAGCCATTTAAATTTATGCTCGATGCAAATCTTGAAGCCGATGAAGAAGCCTTATCAGCCGTATATGAAAAGATCACAAATATGGGATATGAGATCCCAGTGGAGTTTATGGAGACGACCTTTAAAATCAAGGGGCTAAAACTAAAAAGTGAGCAAAATGAGCCAACAAATAATGCTTCTAAGCAAAGCAGGCAAGATAAAAACGCAAAAGCTTTAAATCTACCACTCGATAACATCGATGCAGCACTATCGTCTAGCCAATTCAATAAAGCAGACAAAGAGATTTTAAAAGCTGTTGAAAGCTCATTAAATACGCTTTTAAAAGATAGCAGTAGCTACGAAGAAGCCTTTAAAAGACTTGGCGATATGTATCAAAACTTAGACACCAATATGCTTGAATATGTGATGATGAGAGCTATTGCAAATGCCCAGATTTATGGAAGCGATGAATGAGTCCTATTAAAATTTCATTTTTTGATGAGCCTATAAACGCGCTAGCTGCGCTAAGAGTAAGAAAACCCGAGCTTCACTTTGACTATGATGAGATCATGCATGAAACACACACAAGAGTTTTTACAGTTGCAAAGATAACCAAAATAGATCTGCTAAACGACATTCAATCAAGCCTTGAAGATGCATACAAAAAGGGTCAGAGCTTTGAAGCTTGGCAAGAAAACATTAAGCCCGTGCTAGCAAAAAAGGGCTGGCTAGGAGACGTAAGTGTAACAAACCCGCAGACCGGAGAGGCAAAACAAATTTATGTGGGCTCTCGTAGGCTAAAAAGGATATTTGAAACAAATATGAGGGTAAGCTTTGCGCGCGCAAGGTATGAAAGCCAGATGAGCTCGCCATTTGAGTATTTTAGATATGTAGCCATACTTGATCGGCGCACAAGGGCATCTCACGCAAAGCTGCATGGGCTCATACTACCAAAGACGCATAAATTTTGGCAGAAAAATTACCCGCCAAACGACTGGGGATGTCGGTGCAAAGTGCAGGTGGTAAGCGAATATGAGATCAAGCAAAAGGGTTACAAGATAAGCCAAAGTGCGCCAGGGAGCATAGCAAGCAAGGACTGGGCGTATAATCCGGGCAAAAGCAGCGAAAGTTTAGAAGCTGTGCTAGATCAAAAGGTGGCAAATTTAAGCGGTGTATTAAAGCAGATCGTAAAAGATGACTTGCAAGATTACGAGCGTCAGAGGAATTTGTATGTGTGGGAAAAGGGGCTAAATGATGCGATCGATGAGATTATCGTCAAACAAAACCTGCAAACCCCGATAAATATGGTGCAAGTGGGGCTTTTAAGCGACACTTTGGCGAGTATGGCAAGTAAAATTTTAGGCAAAGATGTAAATACAGGCGGTATCATCCTAACTAAAAAAGAGCTCACACACGCTAGTCCAAAGAGAAAAGAAGCCTACAACCACGCTTTTAGGGTCGAAGAAATGAGAAAGATTGTTTCGGTGCTGAGCGATGAGAACAATGCTTATGTGGATATACGAGACGCACATGCGAACATTGTCTTTATGTTTGACGATGAAAAAGATAAAAATAAAGTAAATTTGATCCCGATAGAAATATCAAAAATTCACAAGAAATTCAAGCAAAGTAATTACATCATAACGTTAGACAAAGCAGAAAAAGCTGATATGGAAGGGCTTTTAAAAATTAAAGATATTATAAAGCTCAAGTGACATATAGGTGGGATTCGAACCCACGACATAGGCGGCTTTCGCCCCCCGCGGTTACCTGCTTTTTCAAGCTTCGCATCCGTATATGTCCTATTTGAGCTTTGCCCTAATTATAACTCTTTTATCTAAAAAAGTCAATTATTTTTAAACACCTTCGCTATCTCATCATTCAAAAAGCTTTTGATATTTTCTTTTAAATTTGGTTCTAACTCACCGTTACTATCCACGGGCAAAAATGGACGTGCTGGGATATGGACATTTTTGTGTTTGCCAGCTTTATTTGTGCCAAACTGATGTGTGAGTCCGTATGGGTATCCATCAGCCGAGCTATTGTTTGAGACCGTGACGCTTGTTTTTGTGGCGTTTATGTGCCAGTTATGCGCTAGATTTCCTTTTTGCTGTAATATCTTTCTTGTGCCACCAGCTCCAAATTTATCTAAAAATCTTTTACGCTGACGTTTGCCATTTTTAGTGTATGCGTCCTGCGTGCCACTTTTAATGCCTTTTAGCCCGCCACCGCCAAACTCACTAAACACTGTGGTGGCTGATAGCGGTTTCCACTTCTCCCCAAAAGGGCTTCTCTCATCTTCAAAGGCGTTTTCGATAGAGTTTGCAATCATATTGCCGATACCATCAAACGTGCTTTTTGATAGAGCGTTACCACTTTGAAGCTTGTCAAGCTTGCTTATGATCTCATCAAGCCCTTTGATTTCTATGCTCATCACGTGCCTCTATAAATTTTTGTAAGTATTCGTCATTTGGCTTGATAGTCTCAATTGTAGTCCAAGTCCTGCCGCATTTATCGCAACGCCTAAAGCGCACGGTTTCAAGCCCTTTTACGGTAGCGCCGACTCTTGTTTTTTCGTTTCCGCAATACGGACAAAACATTTTTTACTCCGCGGGGCAACAAAGTCGCCCTTTGCGGGCGGAAGCTGTGCTCCCTGCACCCACCTAAAGCACACC